AAATAGTAGAAATATATAATTTGAAAAATAATCATATATTATCATATAAAAATGAAAATGAAATTAATTTAGAACAATCAATATACACTGAATCATTACAATCTTGGAAAGATAGTGTATTTTCTAGAAATAAAAAGACAATTTCTAATTTTATCCAATTATCACATGACACTAGTATTCACATTGATAAAAAAACATTATCAATAAATTTACTTTGATAATTTAGTTAGTTTTACTTAATAGAAAACATGCAAAGCCATTCCACCAAGTTTCTTTTCCTTTATGATTTGGCATTCCTTTTAAATCATCGTTACCTAAAAATTCTTCATGTCTAAATTCAATCTTTAAATTTAAATCACGAATAGCTCTCATGGTACCATCTCTTACATCAGACCAACACCAATCATCTACCATAAAGATAAATTGATCTTCTAAAACAGGATAATAATATTCTAATGATTTATAATGATCACTTTCAGAATGCCCACCATCGTATAAATAAACATTGAATTTTTTATCATTTAAATCATTTAAATCTACTTTCCAACAATCATTTTCAATTAAATATAAATTTGACTCACCTTCGTATTTTTCTAAAATTTCCATAAAAATATTTGGGTCTCCACCAAATTGACTCCAATTATCAATAAACAATGCATCTACTTTATTTTTATAAATAGCACTAATACTAGAACTTCCATACCAAGTTCCTATTTCTAAATAACGAACATCTGTACAAGTTTCTCCAAAATTAGAAATAATATTGTTATATAAATGCCTAGTATTTGTACCAGTCATTCCTTTATATTCTAATATTTCTTTACCTTCTTTTGTATTTGGATCAATTTTTGAAATACCTTCTCTAGCATTATTAATAGCTCTACAAATATGATCAATTAATACAATGTTTTTATCTGATGCTTGTATCATATTATTGTATTATTGTATTAATTTTTTTTTCATATTTTAGCGACAACTTACTACTATAAAAGTAAATTTTTATGCATATCATCTAAATTACCAATCGATAACTGCGGTATTTGAGAATGCCCATCTATATTTAATCTACAATCTATTTCCTTTAATATATCTATTATTTTACGAGGATTATTTTTACAGTTACTCAATGTTTCTAATAAAACATTTGTAAAAGCACCTCTATCACCTAAATCAGCAGATGTTTGTTCATCTAAACATCCAGAAAACATGAAAATATCTCCATCAGTTTCTATTTTATTATTTGTAAGATAAAATGTATACATATTTATCCAATCATCTTCATTGTATAAATCAGTTTTTTGTTTATTTTTTCGTCTATTGTAAAATAAATTATATTCTAAATTTAATATTGTACCACTATGACAACAATCGGTAAAACACCATAACGTAACATCTTTTGGTAAAACTTTTGCTAAATTATCAAATAACCATGTGTCATTTATAAAACCATTTTCTTTATAATCAAGAGGAACTAACACTTGATCTAATTCATTTGTTTTATCATCATCGTCATCTATTTGACTTCCGTGACCAGAATAATAAAATAATAATGTATCCCCTGCCTTAATGTCTTTTGTTAAATTAATAATAGAATCTACAATATTTTTTAAAGTTGGTTTTATTTCAGTTTTATCAGTTAATTTTGTTATATTTTCTACTTTATAATCACAATTTTCTATTATAAAATTTCCAATATTGTTTATATCATTTATACATCCTCCTAATTCATTTCTTGTCCCAATGTAATTTATACCTATTAAAAGTGCTTTTTTCATTTATTGTATATTTATTGTATATTTATTGTATATATATTATACAATAAATAAAATTTATAATAAATAAAAAGATAATTTATTTCTCCGATTTGTTTTCTTTTAATTTGTTTTCTTTTAATTTGTTTTCTTTTAATTTGTTTTCCTTTATATTTTCATCTAATAATTTTGTTATATTTGTTCTTCCCTTTTCTGGTTCGTTTAATCTAATTTCATGCAATAACAGTACTCCATTTCCAACGTTTATATGCATTTCTCCATTTGTATCTTTTAACTTTTCAATAAATTTTCTACATTGACGTATATTTGTAAAAATTCCTAATATATCAGAATATTCATTTAAAGATAAAACGTATACTCTTTGTCCCATTTAATTATTATTAAATAAAATAATTAAATATTTTTAACATTCTTTTTTTTATTCAGTTGTTGTTTTGTAATAACTTTATTAAATTGTTTTTCAAATAATATTACTCGTTCGCTTAAAGTTTTACCATATTAATAATCTTAAAATTAAAAAAATGTCTTATATTCATCTGTATTCATTAAATCTTGATTAATAGGTTCTATTTTCCCATTCCAAATTTTAGGTATAGTATTTCTATCAATTTTATATTTTTCAGAAATACTTTTTATAGTTACATTTGAATATTTTAATTTTAAAATTTCCATAAATTCTTTATCTGTATATTTTCTTTTTATCTTAGATATACTTTTTCCTAAATTATATTTATGTTCATCTAGTAATTTTTTACCATAAAAATGATGATTTACACCTTTGTGCGAATCACTTAGTTTTTGTTTATATTCATCTGAAAATGTTTGACCATAAAAATGATGATTTACTCCCTTATTCGATTCACTTATTTTATCTTTATGAGCTTGTGATAATGATTTGCCATAAAAATGATTATTTGTGCCTAAATTTGCTTGACGTATCTTTTCTATAGCTTTAGGTGTATGTTTATACCCTGATGTACCATCACCACCTTTTGTTAAGTTATAACCTCCTTCTTTCCAATATGTTTTATGTTCTTTAATTAATAAAATTTCAAGTATATTCTCATTTTCGATTTTACATATACATAAAACATTTACTTCAAAATTATCAATGTTGTATTTAATAAAAGCATTATATAATTTTGAACAAGCATTATTTGTTGCATTTGTTAATAAATATTTTTTATATTCACTGCATTTTCTAATATGATTATTAAAACGTCGATAAGCACCGTGTATTTCCAATCGTTTTCCTAAAAAATGTTTTGCTTTTCCAATATAAGAAATACCATTTATTTTATTTGTAATTTTATAAATATCCGAATATCCTTCTCTTAATTCATAAGTTTCAGTAATAAACTTTTTCATATTATTTTAATAATATTTAAATAATTTTCATTTTTTAAATATAATTATACGTAATGTATAAAATGTAATTTTGATACAAATTAATTTGAATCCTTTATACCCCATCTTTCGATGTATTTAATAGGGAGTAGACTATACCTTAAGTTATCATAGAAGTTGATTAAACCTCTCAAACCCACTAGCGTCTAGTCGTTGAACCTTCACCATAGTCTTATCATAGCGACTTTAGGTGCTTGGCTGCGGATTGTCCAATCCTAAACATTTTTACCTTTGGGTACGGCTATTAACCGTGTTCTTCTTATATCTTTCAATATAAGAATGGTAGTTTAGGCTCTAAGGAGTTTCCCGTCAATTTGGAAGTGTTGCAAAGTATTATGTAGAAGTACTTCACTAGCAAGTTTTTTTTCAAAACTTACTTTTATGCTCTGTTCTAATATTATTAATATCAAATTTAAAGCAAGGCCGCCCATACCAGCCATAATTCTTCGATAATACCCCACCTTTCGGTGAATTTAAAAGGGTCTAGACTATATCTTAAGCAAATTCATACGAATTTGCCCACTAACATTTAGTCGTTGAACCTTCACCCGCAAATAGTTATAAACTATTTGGTAGGGTGCTTGGATGCGGATTGTCCAATCCTTCACATTTTTACTATCGGGTTCGGCTATTAACCGAGATCCTTTTAAATGTTTCCAAATAAAAGTAGTAGTGAAGGCTCTAAGGAGGTTCCCGCAGTTTGAAAGTGTCGCAAAATATTTTTGACATAGTCAAATACATTCCACTAGCAAATCAATTTCTCGATTTACTTTTTGTGTCCAAAAATTAAACACGTTATAGTTGATAGCATAAACACGAAGTTTAGAAGAACCACCAACGTTAGTTGTAAGTTGAAGAGTAGCATTATCAATACGAGACATATTGACAGTTCCAGAAGGTTGATGTTGTTCAGGGTTTAATGCAAATGAGTAAACATAAATACCAACAGCTGGGATACGAGTATGATGTTGGTATGGTTGAACAAGGTTAAAGTAAGCACCTTCACGAACAGAAAATCGATCTTGTCCGTTTAATTGAAGCTTAGCATCAACAACACTGTGTCCACCAGCAGCAGATCCAGTATAATCAGCTAATTCCTTAGCATCATCTTGGACAACCCAAACAAGTTCCTTACATGGATGGTTCAATGCAAGTTTGCTCTTAATAGAACTTGATCCTGATGAAACAGATTCAGCTCCAGTAAATTGAAGTTGTTCAATAAGATATTCGTGTTGAACTTGAGCAAATTGACGACGTTCATCAGTATCAAGATAAATATAATCAATATAAAGAGATGCATCAAATCCAGATCCAACTGAAGGAGCTCCTCCAGTAGAAGTGTAAAGTGAAGCAATATCACTGAATGTAATGTTAAATTTAACTTCATGATATTGAAGAGCAATTAATGGAAGAGCTAGACCAGGATTTCTACAGAACCAAAATTGAAGTGGAATATAAAGAGTAGCTGCTGGAGTTGAAGAAGTGTTATCTGTAGTGCTGTCATCAACGTTGTTATAAGTTTTAGTAGTTAAAGAAATAGTGTTACCAATCATAGTGTTGTATCCAGCTTCCTTTTCAGCAGTTTGAGTTAATTCATTCCAGATGTTTAACCAATCACCATAATGAGTATCAATGGTTTGTCCACCAATTTCAATAACAACAGTGTCAATTAAATTATGTCCAACCATCTTATCCCAAGCAACAGTTCCACCAGTAGTAGATAAAGTTGGAAGGTCAACTTGAAGATAAACTTTATGGATTAAATCACCATTTCTTGAAACAGTGCAAGAAACTTTTCGTCCAAAATCAACAGATCCGGTGAAAGTTTGCTCAATTGCTTCAATGGCAAAGTTTGTGTGTCTTCTATAGACAACCTTAAAAAAAGTAATTTGAGGATTTCCAGTACATTTCCTCTACCTAATCTTTCGATTAAGATTAGACTATATCTTATGAAGATATATTAATTTTTAAATTTGTAAAATCTATAGTTAATAAATCTCCCGAAAACCATTTAGTCGTTGAACCTTCTTCTTTAAATTTTTCTAATTTTTTAATAATATTATTTATTTGAGTTATATCAATTTCTTTTTTTGATGAATTGTATTTTACTGTAACTGGCATCATATTAGACCAATTCCAACACTTTAATTTTTCATCTTCTATTGTTAAATCAAATTTACATACAGGTATAATATGATCAATTGACCAATATGAACCGTAATTATTCCAGTTCATTTCTTTTGTAAAATTATACTCAAACCATTCTCTTAAATATTGAATATTACAACCAATATAATTCATTGTTGAATTATTTTTAATTAAAACAACTCTTAAACGTGCAGCTAATGATTTTTTTAATCTATAATTAATATTAGATCGACTTTCATTTCTACACCATTCAGTTTTCTGTTCTGTTAAAAATTTAGGATAACAAAGTAGACAAATTTTTTTTTTATAAAACTTTTTTAATTTAGAAAAATCTTTCAATGCCTTTTCCTTTTCACATTTTTCACATTTTACTATAACAGTTTCTATTCTTTTTTGTCTACTTTTTTTTTTTCTATCCTTATCCTTTTCATTTAAACATTTTTTACATGTTTTTGAATATGAATTTTCTCTATCGGTATATTTTCTATATTTATTAATTGGTTGTATAATTTCACATTTATCACATATTTTATCCTCCATATACTTTTATAATATATTAAAATTTTTCAATTTTTAAAGAAGCTTGGATGCTGATTGTCCATTGTTATATCTTATTCATTTTTACTATACCCAAGTTTTGTCTTGGCCACAAAATTCTCACGAATTATGCTTAGTAGAATAAGCTTTAGGAGTTTCCAGCAATTTGATTTTCTTACCAGGGTTTTTCAAATATAATATTTCCCTGATTAATGTCAGTGATTCGTTTCGAGTTCACAAAGGGTTTTATGAATATCTTATTGTTTCGATATTCCCCGACATTTTTCTACCCTACTGGATTTTAAGGTAAATATCTTGTGCTCCGTCGGTTTATCTTTTAGTTTTCACTAAAAGCCGGACTATATCTTAAGCGAATAAAATTCGCCCATTTCCATTTAGTCTCTGAAGATTCTCCTTTAATTTTTTATTCTTGTTTTAATTTCAATAAATATTCAATTTTTAGGAGCTTTCCTGCGGATTGTCCAATCCTTTGCATTTTTACCATTGGGTACGGCTATTAACCGTGTTCCTTTATAATATTTCTAAAATAAAGTGGTAGCAAAGGCTCTAAGGAGTTTCCCGCAATTTGAAAATGTCGCAAAATTTAATTTTATTTAAATTTCACTAGCCAGTTATATATGTAAATTATATTTACATCCGTATTTTATACTATTTTTCCTCTATAATTAATACGGTACTATAAAGGTAGCTGACTATTTAGCCCTATGGAATTACAAGGCTACTAATTGCATTAATCCACCACCCATTTTGTTTTTGTTTTTATACTATGCTAAAAGAAAAAAAATTTTCGTAATTAACAAATTAAATCGCATAAAAATACATATCTTTAAATTAATATACAAAAACTTATATTAAGACCATAATATTTACAATATTGTAATATTAATTTACATTTGATACCATAAATTAATATAAAAACAATTTTATGTAAAAATATTATATATCCAAACGAATAAATTATTTTTATTATTATTTGCTACATCTATACATTGATCTATATCAATATGTTCCCACGAATACATAATAGATAAAGGATTTTTTATTATATG